TATTTATTTTATAATAGCTGGTATAATTTCACTATCATTTATAACTACTGGAATTTTTCCTGATTTCTCATTATTCCAAAAATCTTTAGTTACTTGAATATTCTTTAATTTTCTTTGATAATTTCTTTTTGTATTATCAACGAATTTCTTTTTAGGATTATTACTGAAGAAAGGAACATAATCTTCTTTAAGTACTAATTTAAAGAAATCAAATTTTGCTCTTTTTTCTTCAACAGCAATATCTCTTGCATATTCATAACCAGTTAACAACTGACGAATTTCAGCTAGTTTATTTCCAAGAACTTCTTGAAAATTATTATATGCTTGTTCTTCAGCTATATTACTACCATTTTGTCTTTCGTGGTAGTTTCTTTGTTTTTCTAAAGAATCAATTACATTATTTACAGAATCAATACTTTTTGTTAATCCTGCAATTTGAGAATTTAATCTAAATCTAATATTTTGTAATGAACAATTAATAACTTCTTTTTGAAAGTTAATGCCCATTACTTGATATTTGATATCATCAGCATAACTATGCTTTAGAGATTTTAATTCTCTATCGTATTTATTAGTTACATTGTTTTCAATATAACCTTGATTTGATGTATTATTCATAGTTTTTCCTTTTGTTAATACATTTAAAGTCTCAACTTGAGAACTTACCCAAGTCTTGTAAGTTCATTTACATTTCTTATAATTGTTGTCACTTATTCCTACTCAGGAATCTTACGAATAAGGTGGAATAAGTCGTGATTCGTATGTGGATATAATCGCTGAAGGCGATTATTGAGGTTCCACATACTAATCTAAGAACCCACTTGGGTTGACAATGATTATTAGAAACTGTTATTGTCTTTTACAATCACTGTATTCTCAATGATACTACTCCCTCTTTTTACCTTTAAAATAAGCCATTGTTACTCGCTTATTTTTGAGTTTAATTATACAATCAGGATGATCTTTGTCTTTAACTGGAGATTTAGGATCAATCTCCCAATATGTATAAATGTAATATTTAGTTTTAACCATCTTTCACTCCTTAATTATATTTGACCTTTACATCACTCCTTCCCACTCAGGTTTTAATTTTCCGAAGGGCGTTCTTGGGGGTTGAGCTACAGCGAAGGGGGGATCTGCAAGTCCGATCCCCACTTGTTAACCATTCCGTGATTTCATTTGAGGACAAAATTTATTTCATCAGCGAGGATCAAATGAATTTGCCCTTGTGGCTTGGAATCGAGATTCCAAATTCATTTTACCACAGCGAAATCAATTTTACCGCAGACTGAAATTACTTCATCAACCACTAGATACAGTCGCGTGGCAAGTGTTATCCCTACGACATATTGATGTCGTCATATTAATGAAAATAACACTTGACACTCCAATTCCAATGATTATCCTTACGCATGGCAATGTCCGAATTATCCACCAAGAATGATGACTTAACGGAGAAACAAAGGAAGCTAGTTGATACTATCGTAACGACTGGGTGTAGTATAACTGAAGCAAGTAAAATCGCTGGTTATTCAACAAAAGTCTCTAATGAATCAGCTAGAGTAACTGCAAGTCGTACATTACGAATCCCAAAGGTACAGAGATATATGATGGAATGTGTATCTCGAACCATTGGACTAGGGGCAGTTACCGCCAGTAACAAGATGATTCATCTAGCCGACAAGGCAAGAAGTGAGTATGTTCAACTAGAGGCTAGTAAAGATATACTAGATAGGGTTGGCCTACGAACCCCAGAAAAGATTCAACACAGTGTAGCCGGAGACATAAAGGTCAACATAGACCTGAGTTAGTACAGTGTGGGATTTACTCCCACTTTGGACACCACCTCTCGACGAGGGGGGGTTCAAAAACTCATATGCTCAATGAGTGAAAGATGTCACACAAACAATAGAGGTGAAAAAGGTTCGTCTTGTGCGTTGCGAAGTCAAAATATTTATATACTATGATAGTAGGCATAAGGTAGGAACATAAGGTTCAAACTATACTGGTTAAGTAGATGCCTAGCAGTACTGCTTAATAAATATAAGAAGGTAAAGGACTATGCCGAAAGTGGGAAAGAAGTCATATCCCTATACCAAAAAGGGTGAGGCGAGAGCTAAGGCTGCTGCCAAGAGAAAAGGCGTGAAGGTCAGGAAGAAAAAATACTAAGTGAGTTGATATTCATTCAAATCTATTCTACATAGAGGTAATGAATCCCCCAGCAGAATTAATGATCACAGAACTCCAAAGCAAACTGAAAAACAGTGAAGAACAGAACAAGTATTTGCTGGACAGACTGGATAAAGCGTATAAGGATAAGCGAGATTTAAGGCACGAAGTATTAAAGCTGAATGGAGTTGTATGTCCTCCCAGAAAAGAAAAGGAACAAGGGTTGAAAACGAAATAGTCAAGCTCTTTATCAAGGAAGGGTTCAAGGCGAGACGACAACCACTTTCAGGAGCAATCCAAGATTTTCCCCACGATGTCAGAGTTGCCGACTTGTTCGGTGGCACAACTGTTGAAGTGAAGGCGAGAAAGAGTGGAGGGGGGTTCACGCAGTTGGACAGATGGAAGGGATCAGCAGATTTATTAATTTTAAAGAGGGATTTCAAAGAACCTATGGTATATATGTCGTGGAACTTGTATAAGGAATACCTGAATGAATACAAAGAAAACAGATCAGGAAGTGAATCTGGAGAACAGACAACTGTTCGAGATCAGTTATCAGGACAGACAGAGATTGAGGAAGATCGTCAGAAAAGTACACCTAAAATTCCTTCCAGACCATTTGGTCAACAACAAGGAATGCGACAAGCTCATAGAAAGTCTTGGCCCAATGGTAAGAGAAAAATTGCTAAAAGAGTACATAGAAAAGGTAAGGTAAATGGCTCAACTCAATTACAAACCAGATGGGATTACCTTAAAGGACTTTCTAAAAAATGATAATTTCTTCAGGGGAATAAGAGGCCCAGTAGGAAGTGGCAAGTCTGTCGCTTGTTGCATAGAGGTATTCAAGAGGTCGTTGCAGCAAGAACCCAACCACGAAGGAAAAAGAAAATCAAGATGGGCAGTCATCAGGAACACGAATCCCCAGCTTAAAACAACCACCATCAAGACTTGGCTGGACTGGTTTCCAGAACACGAATGGGGAGCTTTCAGATGGTCAATCCCCTATACCCATCATATCATACTGGGCGACATAGACTTGGAAGTAATCTTCCTAGCACTGGACAGACCAGAAGATGTTAAGAAACTACTGTCTCTGGAGCTGACTGGAGTGTGGGTTAATGAGGCGAGGGAATTGCCCAAGAGCATCATTGATGCGTGTACTATGAGGGTAGGCAGATTTCCCTCTATGCGAGAGGGGGGAGCAACTTGGTATGGTGTCATAGCAGACAGCAATGCTCCAGAGGAAGATCATTGGTGGGCGATTATGGCTGGAGATGTTCCAACACCTGACCATCTTACAAGAGATGAGGCGTTGATGCTGGTCAAGCCTGATAGCTGGACTTTCTTCACACAACCATCAGCTATGACAGAAAAAAAAGAAAAAGACGGATCATTGCTTGGATATGATCCCAACATTTCATGTGAAAATAAAAAAAACTTAACGGAAAATTATTATAACAACATCATAAAAGGAAAGACGAAAGGCTGGATTGATGTCTATGTAATGAATAAATTGGGAACAATAGAGGAAGGAAAGCCAGTCTATCCAAACTGGAATCAGGAAATACATTTATCAAAAGAACCAATACCCATAGCTCCCTTGCCAGTATTCATAGGCATTGACTTTGGATTGACACCAGCAGCAGTCTTTGGACAGAAGATGCCCAATGGAAGATGGCTCATACTTCAGGAACTTGTATGCTTTGATATGGGCATATCCAGATTCAGCAATTTACTGAAACACGAAATAGCCAAGAACTACAAGGGTTATGATGTGGACATATATGGCGATCCCTCTGGAGATTTCCGTGCGCAGACAGATGAAACCACACCTTTTCAAATCCTGAGACAGAATGGTCTGCGAGGAAAACCAGCTCCTTCCAATGACATAGCACTTAGAATTGAATCGGTTGAGACTGCTTTGGGAAGATTAATAGACAAAAAGGCTGGATTTCTGCTGGATAATCGCTGTATTAACCTTAAAAAAGGATTCAATGGTGGATATTACTACAGAAGATTACAGACTTCTGGTAACAGATATGATGAAAAACCATATAAGAACAGATACTCCCATATCCACGATGCACTGCAATATATGATGATGGGAGCTGGAGAAGGGAAACAACTGATAGCTGGAAAGGCAAAAAAACCTACAGTTGTAAAAACAAGGGGTTGGAATATCTTTGATAAAAAAACAAGAAGGTCAATATGGCAAAACAAAATGAATGGCTAGTCTACTTCTATGAGAACACGGATCATCACAATACCCATAGATTCTTTAAAAAAGGTTTTAAACACTGTGGAGTTATGTCATATGATCCTTATACTAAAGTTTGGCTACTGATAGAATACATATTTGGAAACCTATTGGTAGAAACTCTTACAGAACAAAAGGTAGATGCCATATTTAGAATGATTCAAATGAAGAAAGGGCATATATTTAAAGTGCCAGTACAATACAAGTTAACACGATTCCCAACACTTATGGGTTCTTGGATCAAGGAGCATAGCTGTGTAAGTTATGTGCAAAGATTGTTAGGAATGGACAAGTTTTGGATCTTCACTCCCCATCAGCTATTTTGTGAGTTGAAAAAAAGGGGTTTTTCTGAAATAAAGTTATAGATTATGAGCAGTATGTTTGGAAGTACGAAGTATAGGGAATCCGAAGCTGATAAACAGTTGCGATTAGATATTGAGGAAAGAAAAAAAGAAGAAGAAGCAGAAAGAATTGCAATCGAAAAAGAAGAAAAAAGACAGAAAAGAAGAAAAGACAAGGGATTGGTAGGATCAAGAAGTATGTTCACTAAAGCTGGTGGCAAAGGATTTTACTATGAAGGAGAAGAATATTAATGTCCAGTAATAGTGGAACAAGTAGCAGTTCAGGAAGTAATGGAAATGGTGGTTCAGGAAATAATGGAAATGGTGGTGGTGATGTATCTGGATTGGATTTTTTGAATGAACCAGATAAAAAACCGAAAAAAAGTGAAGTTGTTTCTGAAGGCATAACAGCAGTATCAAATG